GAATTTAAATTGACAGCCGAAACTTATGATAAACTTCAACGTGCAACTGGTACATTAGCAGTTCCCGATTTGGTTATCCGAAGAGAAGAGGACAAAGTTGTTGCTGAAGTTCTTGACAAACGGAACGACACTTCAAATACATTCAGAGTGGAAGTGGGTTCTTATATCGGTGGAGAATCTAGTACCGACTTCAAATTCTATTTTTTGACTGAACGGTTGAAGATGCTACCGGGTGATTATGATGTTGAAATTTCATCCAAGAAGATTTCAAAGTTGACTTCTTCGGATGGTAAATTAACTTATTGGATAGCTTTAGAACAGGATTCGACTTATGAATAAAGATTTTCTCTGGGTAGAAAAATATCGCCCTAAGAAAATTGACGAATGTATCCTTCCAGATTCTTTGAAAGATACATTTCAGGAGTTTGTGTCAAATGGCGATATGCCGAATCTATTGTTAAGTGGTTCTGCAGGAACTGGTAAGACTACTGTAGCAAAAGCCCTTTGTGAACAATTGGGCTATACCACTTTAGTAATCAATGGATCGCTTGATAGAAATATAGACACGTTACGGAACGATATAGCCACTTTTGCTTCTACTGTTTCCTTTGATGGTGGGAAGAAGTGTATCATCCTGGACGAAGCAGATTATTTAAACCCACAATCGTTCCAGCCTGCTCTTCGTGGATTCATAGAACACTTTTCCAAGAATGTACGATTCATTTTAACGTGTAATTTCAAAGATAAGATCATTGAACCGATTCATTCTCGGACTACATATATAGATTTTAGAATAGAAAAAAGAGACCTTCCATCCTTGATGGGAGAGTTTATGGATCGGACCATAAATATTCTTGAAACAGAAGATATTAAAATTGAAAGCAAGCCGGCTTTAGCTGAATTGATTAAACGGCACTTTCCAGATATGCGAAGAACCCTAAATGAACTCCAGCGATATTCAGCTGGTGGAGTCATTGATAAAGGCGTTCTAGCAAGGGTAGGTGAAGCTAATATCGGTAGTTTGATGTCGATGTTAAAGGAGAAAAACTTTACTGGTATGCGACAATGGGTAGTCGACCACATAGATACAGATCCCATTGCTATTTATCGCCAGATTTACGATCAGATGCACCGGTTTTTACAACCGCAGAGCATCCCACAGGTAGTTCTTATGATTGCGGACTATCAATATAAACAGGCTTTCGTGCAGGATGCAGAAATTAACTTAGTCGCCTTTTTAACTGAGGTGATGGCAGAAGCGGAGTGGAAAAATGACGGATGATGTTTTTAATAAAATAGTTTATGATCATAAAATTGATCAGTGGATGATTGATAGGGGAATTAGTGCTAATGGAACTGCAATGGGCCAGGCGATTAAAACTCTAGAAGAAACCACCGAACTTTTAGATGCAATAAATCATAATGATGAGAAACTAATAACCGATGCTATTGGAGATATATACGTTACTTTGCGAGGAGTATGTCAGGTTTTGGATATCAAATTTGATAAATGTGTAGAAGCCGCATATAACGAAATTAAGGATCGCAAAGGACATTTATCAGCCGGTGGCGTGTTTATAAAAGAGGAATAATATGGCAAATCATTTTCCGGTAGTAACCGAAAAGAAAGCAAGAAAAATCATTGATAAGGGTGGCAATGTTGTGTTTATACACACCAGGGCTCAATGTCCTGTATGTGATTCTTTCTTACCAAACGTATTGAAACCCGTCTTTGCTGAAGAAAGATTTAAGGATATTACAGTTTATGAGATTTCGGAAACTATGACATTTCCAGTAGGTCAACATCCTGTAACATATTTCTTTAAAGATGGTCGATGTATTCAGCATCCAGCTGGTCAGACCACCAGAGAAGTTGTAGAGAATTTATTGGATACGTTTTATCTTGGTAAACCACAAGCACCTCCACCAGTAACTACAGTTAACACTAATATCGAGCCCCCTAAACTTGGCTGATTTATTTAAAGAAATTTTACCAGATATCAACTACGGACATAAAAATTTGATCCGTACGGGAGATATGGATGAATCAGAGTATGGAAAGAACTGTTTCATCATTAACCGTGCTTTAAGTATGAATGTTGACACGGTTTTGTACGTAAATGAGATGAATGTAAGATACCAGCTAGACCCTGTACTTCAGTATGACTATTTTATAAATAGTTTACGACAAAAGAAAAGGTGGTCTAAATGGGCTAAAGCAACTGGTCCATCACCTGCTCTTGAACTTGTTAAAAGCTATTATAATTATAATGAACAAAGGGCTAGAGAAGTTTTAGACCTTCTCACCGAATCCGAAATTGAGGAAATACGCCTCAGATTATCGAAAGGCGGTGCTGATGACACAACCAAAAGGAAAACAGAATGAAGAAGATTATGTAGTAGAATGGGCTCCATCGGATATGGTGGAAATCACGTTCAAGGAAGACGATGACTTTTTGAAAATTAAAGAAACACTTACCAGAATGGGAGTGGCATCAAACAGAGAAAAAATACTATATCAATCAACTCATATATTACATAAACAGGGACATTATTATATAGTCCATTTTAAAGAATTATTTGCCTTAGATGGAAAACCCACTAATCTAACTAAAGTAGATGTTGAAAGAAGAAATGCGATTGTAAATCTACTCCAAGAATGGAATTTATTGACAGTCGTAAAACCAGACCAATTGGTTCCAATGGGAAATGTTGGTCAATTTAAGATAATATCGTTTAAAGACAAAGTTGACTGGCAACTTGTGCCTAAATATAATATAGGAGTCAAATATTAAACGATAAACACAAGGATTATATAATGAACCAATTCGCCAGAAAATTCTCACTTCCCCATAATGACATTCTAAAAACGGTGATGGACGGACCTGATGATTTTGTCAGGTATGATGTAAATCACCAAGCAGATAATGAGAACTTTTTCTATAACATTATCAAGAATGCTCATCCTTCCTACAGAGAAGAAATAGCTGATATCTATTTTTCAAAATCTTTTCATTACGAATTTGGTGGTACCCATAGGCGTTATGGAGATGTAATGGGTAAGGAAGCTACCGACAAACAAATCGACAATCTTTTCAAAATACAGGAAGAGTACGATATTCCCATCTCTATGACAATTAATCAGGAGACTCATCCAGTAGAAATTTTGACCAACGATGCCGTTAGAAACTCATTTATCAAATATCTTGGAGAATTCTACGAGCGTGGTCTTAGAATGTGTACAATCGGAAATATTCATTTGATGGGAAGCGGACATTTACAGAAGAATTTTCCAGAAATGAAATGGAAAAATACTGTAAATCATATAATCGTAAATACTCAACAAATGGTTGACCAACACGCTTTGGGTTATGATTTAATACAGATTGACAGGTCTATCAATAGAAATTTATCCGAATTGAGGAGAATGTCCAAGTGTGCGAAAAATAGAGGAATCACTACTTACCTCTTAGCATCGGAAGGATGTATGCCTTTTTGTCCTTTCAAACAAGAACACGATATTGTCCAACCGTGGATTGGAAGCACAATGGGGAAAGATTATTTCTTAACTCTAGCAGATATTTCTTGTAATAAATGGAGATTTTCTAGTAGAATGAATCAGCTACCTCGTATTGGAACTTCTTGTGTATGGGACACTAACGAGCGTTTCGATATGTATAACGAACTGGTAGATGTTTTCAAGTTTAGTGGAAGACTTAAATCACCGTTCGCTGGTTCAAGACCAGAATCATATGCTTGTTGGTCATATATCGCACCATCTGATAAGAGGGGAGTCCCAGAGGACATTTTTGTTGCTAGATCATTCAAGGATGTTTATGATCTGGGTACTGGATTCTTGAGTAATTGGAATGGTCTTGGATATGTTACGACTCCGACCGAAGAAGACAAAGAAAGATATTTTATACACTATGAAAAAACTGTACCACGAGTAAAGGAATACTTTAAAAACATTGTTCATCCTTACAAAACCGAAGCTGGGGTTAAAATGTGCAAGGCTCTTCCGAATTGTAAGAACCAATGCTATGATTGTCATTTATGTGAAGATGCTTATGGATTTGAACATTTTGATTCATTAGCACAAATTAATAGAACACCAAACTCTGGATATATCGAAGTAAAGGGTGGTAGTAATCAGATGACAGAAATCATATAAATAGCATACAAACGTAATATTGGAGAACAACAAATGTCTGAAATAGAAACGGAAGACGGTACGATAGAAGAAGCCGATTTTGATTGGGGGTTCTCTTTTTCTGATACTGATGAAGCCGATGCAAATGAAGCGGTTGTAACTAAAACGACACAAGCAATATCGTCCGATTTAGGACCAATCACTCAAAAACTAGATGCAATAATAGCCCTAATCCCTGCTGAAGGAGTAACAAATACCGAATCCGTAGATGTTGATCTGAGTAGCCTTGAAAATAAATTGGATCAAATTATTGCACTTGAAAAGGTAGATGCACTTACCGCTGGTGATATGCCTGATATGACTCCGATTCAAAATAAATTGGATGTGATTGAAGCAAATCAAGCTAAAATTTTAGCGAAAGATACCACAGTCAATGCTCCAGAAGTGAATGTAGATTTGAGTAGCATTGAAGATAAACTCGATACAATGGAACAGGCGGTCAATGAAGTCCGTGAGTTAGATTTTGATGGTGACGGACAAGTAGATTTTGGTGATATCAATAATAATTTAGCCGATCTATTAGCTAGACAGGAAGCCTCTGAAGCTGAACTGGAAGCAAAAAAGACCGAATTTGAAGAGTATAAAACTAAGAAACTTAAGGCATTGGAAAAATTGATTATTCCACTGCTGAAGAATCTAAAGAGTAACCCGGATAAAGCATACATACATTGGCCTGGTAGAGCACCAGTATTAGATGCACAAATATCAAAAATACTTGCTTTAACTAGATAATGGCTTACTCCGAAAAAGTATTAGATCACTATGAAAGACCACATAATGTTGGTTCTTTGGACCCTGGGGATAGTAGTGTTGGGACTGGTCTTGTGGGTGCTCCAGAATGTGGTGATGTTATGAAACTACAGATTAAAGTAGATGAAAATGAAAAAATTATTGATGCTAAATTCAAAACATTTGGATGTGGATCTGCAATTGCTTCTTCTTCACTTGCGACTGAGTGGATTAAGGATAAGTCTTTGGATGAAGCAAGCACGATTCAGAATACGCACATTGTGGAAGAACTTTCACTACCACCTGTCAAAATTCATTGCTCTGTATTGGCGGAAGATGCTATTAAAGGAGCAATTGCAGATTATAGGAACAAAAACAAACATTGAAGAAAAACATTGAAGATTATGTTTTTCACAAAAAGAATTTTTTAGATGATGATTTTTGTGAAAAAGCTATAAGTGATTTGAATACGTGTAAGTGGAAGAAACACGGATGGTATATACCGACTACATCTTTACCAGTATTTGAAAATATACCTCCGGCTGGAGTAGAAAAAGAATCAGAAGTTATAGATATTGAAATGATGCACCCTGCCACTTATGCAGGCGACCTTATTCAATCAGGAGATCCAGAAATGACTCTCCAGAATAAAGTTGAAGATTTAAACGATGTAATAATAAAAAAATTACGAGGTGCTTTAGAGGAATATGTTCGGGGCTTAGATTTTTATTGGTTTAGTGGATGGGAAGGATATACTGGAATAAAATTTATACGATACTTCCCAGGTCAAGAAATGAAAGTTCATTGCGACCATATTCATTCTATGTTTGATGGTGTACGAAAAGGAGTTCCGATCCTTTCTATTATAGGTCATTTAAATGATGATTATGAAGGTGGTGAAACCTATATGTTTGATGACAAAGACGGAGATTTATTGGAAACAGAAAAAGGAGATTTGTATGTATTTCCTTCTTGTTTTCTGTTTCCTCATTATGTTACCCCGGTGACAAAAGGAACTAGATATTCTTATGTTAGCTGGGTTTGGTAAATGTTGGGCAAACGACACTAAAGCCAGGTCTGGAGGGACGGACTCCAACCTGTATGTTAATACGTGCTCCAGCTAGTTGAAGTTAAGAGACTCCTCCAACAGTCCCGTCGGTACGTGCCAGTAGGGTGAAGGAGTAGAAACTGGTTTGCTAATAAACGGTCAGAGAGCCGATGCAAAGAGTTTCTTGTGAGTTAGGCTAGCCTCTACCCAACACTTTTTTATTAT